TTCAAGAAGTCGCAGACCTCTGTATGGAAAGAGGATGGCGATTCAGCCCAAGACTCCACATATCCTTATTCGGAAATGCATGGGGGACCTAATACTGTGTACAAAAATGCACAGCACGAAAAAGCAATGCAGGCTCCTATTAACCCTAAGAAAGAGCCTGAATACGATCCCGAGTTTGTTGATCGTGTAAGGAGACATATGTAATGAAAAAATGGTTAAAACGTATAACTGGCATCGAAGCTGAAGAACAGCGTATTGCTGAAGAAAAGGCAAAAGTCGAAGCAGATGAACTAGATCTTCTTAAAAAGAAAGATCCTAAAGAATATGCTACTCGCAAAAAGCAACCGTGGGTTGCTGTACTAGATGTTAAAGTAAACGAAGAAAATGTAAGAAATGGCTTTTTTGAACTTGACTGGAACAAGTACTTTGTGTTACAATTAATTGAAGCTGGTTACGGAGTTGAGAACGATGAAGAAGAAGAAATTGTTGATCGTTGGTTCCGTGACATTGTTGCACAAATGCTATCAGAAGAAGGTTTAGACACTGATAGAGGTGCTGGCTACATAAACGTTGTTCCAATATCAAAAGGCAAATCAGAGGTATCATGAGTACATATATCCTAGTAGACACTGCAAATACTTTCTTTAGAGCTCGTCACGTAGTACGTGGCGATATTGATACTAAAGTAGGCATGGCTCTACACATCACGCTTAACAGCATTAAGAAAGCGTGGCAAGACTTTAATGCAGATCATGTTGTATTCTGCTTAGAGGGCCGTTCGTGGCGCAAAGATTATTACGAGCCATATAAACGTAATAGACAAGAAACTCGTGATGCAATGACTCCTACACAGCAAGAAGAAGATACTGTGTTTTGGGAGATCTTTGATGAGTTTAAAGACTTTATTTCAGACAAAACAAATTGTACTGTAATGCGTCATCCGCAACTAGAAGCAGATGATTTGATTGCAGGTTGGGTACAATCTCACCCTAACGACAATCATGTTATTATTAGTACAGACGGTGACTTTGCACAACTAATTGCACCTAACGTTCGTCAGTACAACGGTGTTAGCAATACAACTATTACACACGAAGGTTACTTTGATGACAAAGGTAAGCCTGTTGTAGATAAGAAAACTAAACTACCTAAAGAAGCACCTAATCCACAGTTTATGCTGTTTGAAAAGTGTATGCGTGGTGATACTAGTGATAATGTGTTTAGTGCATATCCAGGTGTTCGCAAGAAAGGCACTAAGAACAAAGTTGGTCTGATCGAAGCATTTGAAGATAAACAAACAAAAGGCTACAATTGGAATAACATGATGCTACAGCGTTGGGTAGATCATGAAGGTGTAGAACATCGTGTACTTGATGACTACAATCGTAATGTCACTCTGTGCGACTTAACTGCACAACCTGCAGATATTAGAGAGATAATTAATAACACAATTGCAGAAGTTGAACCTAAGAACGTCATGCAAGTAGGTATGCGTCTTATGAAGTTTTGTGCTAAATGGGACATGCAACGTATTGCAGACCAAGCAGCATCTTATGCAGAACCATTACAAGCAAGGTATCCTAAATGAGTATAAAAGCAAAACCAATACTAAAAAATAAATTTTGGATTGTTGAAAGCGAAGGCGAACGCATTGGTACTATTTCAGTATCAGATGATCGTTTTATGTTGTCTACAGGCGGTGAAGTGCGCTTTTATGACAACAAGAAACAAATCGAAAAACAGTTAGGTAAAACTATTTTTGAAAGAGACTCTTCTGCTAAACTAGAAGTGCAAAAAGAAATCTACGGGTATCCTACTAGTACAAATCCTTATAATGTAATGTACGATGTTAAACGTAAACTGCCCTTGTTTACTAAGAGTTTAAAGTCTAAAAGTCTATACTGTGCAGGTTACTATATTATTCGCTTTGACAAAGGCTGGGTTAAGAGTTTTTGTCCTAAAGCAGTTACACTCGAAAAGTACGAATTTGTAGGACCTATGAAAACAGAGATTGAAATGCGACAGGAGTTATCTAATGCCAACAAACGTTGATCCAATTAATACTGCACCTATACAACAGTTTATTCAGCAGGTTAAACAAGCAGACAGCGGACGTCAAAAAGAAGTTCGTATTGATATTAACACAGCAAAAAATCTAGCATTTACTTTAGGTATAGTTATGACACGCTTACACGGCGATTTAGAACGACTAGTTAAGGAAGCAAAGACTGCTGAAGAAAACGAAATCATAGAAGTACAAATGGACGGTGGTTCTGGCTGGAAGTAAACTACGTAGTTTACTTGAAAAAGAGATAAATATATACGTAGTTAATTAAGGATTACGTATATATGAGTAGACCAAAACCGACGGTACTATTAGAGTACATTAACAAAAAGAATTATAGATCAGAACAGGTCCTAGATGCTGACGCTATCTGGGCCGTGTTCTATAAGAATAAGCCCTTTAATCTCAAGAGCTCAAACTCCCTCACAAATTATCCAGGACCTAAGTATAAGAAAACTAGCTTTTCTAATCCTGGCCACGCACACAATCTAGCAAAAAAATTAAACGATTTATTCAACTGTGAAGATTTTGCAGTTGTTATGCTAACCGAAGGTGAGGTTGTAAAAGAAGAATGAACTGGAAAGAGACATATACCAAAATCTTCCTAAAGGAACTTGGTAAGGCTGCCTCTGATCTAGCTGTCAAAGAACATCTTCCACTGTGGTGGAAAAATACTAGAGAAAAATCTGAAGGCGGATTGCGCTTGACAGATCTAGGATATGAAGTAGTAATGGAGATTGGATTAGCCACTTATGATGTGCCTTATCCAAAAGACATGCCTCTTACTACACAAGTTATTATATTTTTGGACAAATTTATCGATTGTCCTTACTATCTTACAAACAGAAGTATTACTGTACTAAATCAAAAGAAAGCTGTAGAGCTTACTCTTTTCAGCGGAGATCTCCGCAAATACGGCCTAACAAAAGCAATGAGTAGGTCAAAAAAATTGTAATTTTTTCCAAATAGTGGTTGACATTTGCTGTAGTGATGCTATTATATATACATAACTTAAACAAACGCACTGATCCACAAAGAAGGAATGCACTATGGAAAATACAGTAACACGTACCGTTGGCCCTAACGCAGCCAAAGCAAGCATTAAACATGCTATCAGCAAAAAACGTCCGATCTTCCTTTGGGGACCTCCGGGCATTGGTAAGTCTGACATTGTTGCACAGATTTGTAATTCGTTTTCAAACAGTCATTTGATTGACATCCGTTTGTCTCTTTGGGAGCCTACTGACATTAAAGGTATTCCTTACTTTGACAGCAACAGCGGTAATATGGTTTGGGGTGCTCCTAGCGAACTCCCAAGCGCAGAACTTGCAGCAAAATACGATCACATTGTTCTTTTCTTAGACGAAATGAACTCTGCGGCACCTGCTGTACAGGCTGCGGCATACCAGCTAATTCTTAACCGCAAGGTTGGTACTTACACATTGCCAGACAATGTAATGATTGTTGCGGCTGGTAACCGTGAAGCAGACAAAGGTGTTACTTACCGTATGCCCGCTCCGTTGGCAAACCGTTTCGTTCACTTGGAAATGGCTGTGTCATTTGATGACTGGTTCCAGTGGGCAACCGATAACAAAGTCCACAAAGACGTTGTAGGTTTCCTACAGTTTAGTAAAAAGGACTTGTATGACTTCGATCCTAAGTCACCTAGCCGTTCGTTTGCAACTCCACGTTCGTGGTCTTTTGTAAGTGAATTGCTTGAAGATGACCTAGACGAAAGCACACTTACTGATCTAGTAAGTGGTTCAGTTGGAGAAGGTTTGGCTGTCAAGTTTATGGCTCACCGCAAAGTTGCATCGAGCATGCCTAACCCAACTGACATTCTTGCAGGCAAAGTAAAAGAGATGACCAGTAAAGAGATCAGTGCAATGTATTCCCTTACTGTGTCTCTTTGCTACGAATTGCAAGAAGCCGAAGCAAATGGCGATAAGAAGTTTGACGAAAAAGTTAACAACTTCCTGCGCTTTGCAATGGACAATTTTGAGACCGAACTAGTTGTAATGGGCATTAAACTTGCTCTTACACAATATGGTCTTCCAATTGATCCAGACGCTATTGAGTGTTTTGATGAATTCCATGATCGTTATGGAAAATACATTAAGGCTGCAAATAGCTAATACTGTTCGAACGGGCTCTTATGGGCCCGTTCTTTTTCTCATTTTACTGGTTGACACTTGTATTAAATAGTGTTATACTATATGTATAGAAAATAGCAAAGCAGAGAGATATTATGTCTACTAAAGATACCGCAAGCAAAATTAAAAATTGGCAACCTGATCCTAATGTCACTCCTGAGCAACTAGAAACAATGCGTGTAGAAGTATACGACCGCATTATTGTTGCACGAGTAGGCTTGCTGTTGCGTCACCCTTTCTTTGGTAACATGGCTACACGTTTGCAGATTAAGGCGGCAGACGAATGGTGTCCAACTGCCGCTGTAGACGGTCGCAACTTGTATTACAACACTCAGTTCTTTAATGCTATGGATAATAAAGAAATTGAGTTTGTTATTGCACACGAAATTCTGCACTGTGTATTTGATCACTTAGAGCGCCGCAATTGGCAAGAGCGTAACTTAGATCCGTTGCTTTCTAACATTGCACAAGATTACATTGTAAACAATGTACTAGTACGTGATCGCATTGGTGACAAGCCTAAGATTGTTGACTGCTACCAGGACTTTAAATACGAAGGTTGGACTTCAGAAGAAGTATACGACGATTTGTTTGACAAGTATGATCAAGAGCAATTAGAAGCACTGGGCGAATTGCTAGACGAACACCTCGACTGGAACGAAGGCGACGGTGAAGGTGAAGGTGAAGGCAAAGACGAAAAAGACGCAAACGGTAATACTGTTAGCAAGAAAAAGCCTAAGTATAGCAAAGAAGATCTTAAAAAGATTCGAGACGAGATCAAAGAAGGTATGCTAAGTGCCGCGCAAAGCGCAGGTGCAGGCAATGTTCCTGCGGGTGTTATGCGTATGATCAAAGAGCTTACAGAGCCTAAGATGAACTGGCGCGAACTGCTTCGTCAGCAGATTCAAAGCACTATTCGTAACGACTTTACTTTTGCTCGTCCTAATCGTAAGAGCTGGCACACTGGTGCAATTCTTCCAGGTCAGAACTTCGACGAAACTATTGACATTGCTATTGCACTTGACATGTCAGGGTCAATTGGCAACTCGCAGGCTGCTGACTTCCTAGGCGAAGTAAAAGGCATTATGGAAGAATACAAAGACTATCGTATTAAAATTTGGTGCTTTGACACTGAAGTTTATAACGAAGATGACTTTAATGCTGACGACGGACGTGACTTGTTAGAGTACGACATTAAAGGAGGTGGCGGCACTGACTTTATGGCGAACTGGACGTATATGAAAGAAAACGACATCCAGCCTAAGAAGTTCCTAATGTTCACAGACGGCTACGCATGGGACAGCTGGGGCGACCCAGACTACTGTGATACAGTATTTGTTATTCACAGCAACCATGATAAAAACTTGCAGGCACCATTTGGACAGACTGCACACTACGATATAGCGGCATGATAAAAAATAAAGAACCAAATGCGTTAGAATTTTTTGATATGAGGAGGATGAAAGTTTGTCCTCCTCATTTCGAAGTCACTAGTACTAAGACTATGTACAATCTAGAAGAAAGCATTACTAGGTGGGTTAAAGAAAACCTAAAAGGCAGATACTTTGTAGGAAAAGGTACTGACATTAAAAGTGGAACTATTGAGTCCGTTATCAAAGTTGGATTCGAAGATCCAAAAGAGGCAAGTTATTTCATGTTAGCTTGTCCACATTTGAAGTACAAATAAATAAAGTGCGCATATATATTATTACTAAAGGAGAAAATAAACTATGAGCGAACAAAACAATGCCCCAGAGCAAGCACAAGCACCTGATCTAACTGTACAAGATCTAACTGCAATGAAAACTATCATTGATGTTGCTAGCCAACGTGGTGCTTTTAAACCAAATGAAATGACTACTGTTGGCACTGTTTACAGCAAATTAGAACTATTTCTAAATGCAGTAGCTGAACAACAGGCAGCGGCAGCAGAAGCACAAGGCGAAGGTGCTCCACAAGGAGAATAATTATGGCAGATTTAAAACATGTCGGTAGACATGTCAAAACAACAAAGAAGTGTGTAGTTGCGTATCGTGTGATCCCAAATGATCCAGATAATTGTCTAGTAGTATTTACTAGCTCACTTGATGCGCCAGACCACGAAAGACTAATGGCTACGGTTGAAAGCAATGCTGGACAGAATGCTTACGAGTTTGCAGAAGCAATGCACAGAGCAACACTAGCAGATGGTAGAAACATGCTATTGCATTTTAGCAGAACTGGGAAGCTTCAAAAAGTTCCAACTACTGAAATTGACATGACTCCTACTACGCAATCTAGTGTTAATCTAGCAGAACTTAACAAAATTATTGCAGAGCAAAAAGGCGTTACTGTTGCAGATTTAGCATTACAAGAAGGTACTAGTAGTACTGTTAGTGAAGAACCTGCACCTGTAGCAGAGCCCGTTGCACAAGCAGTAGCAGAACCTAGCAACGATGTACTGTCAGACGAAGATCTTGCAGCACAATACCGTTCGCAAGCTGATGCTATGTTTAAAGAAGCAAAGCGTCTTAGAGAGCAGGCCGAAGAGCTGGCCCCTACTAAGAAAAAGACAGCCACGAAGAAGACTACGGAAAGTGCCTAAGGAAAATAAGTTATCTAGCGATGTTATTAAAAAATGGCCAGAAGTACTTAGTTCAATAGATGTTAAAGTAGTTCCAATACAATACATCAAAGCAGTCGAAGTATACTTTGAAGATGGCAACACGTGGATCTTAGATGTTGATCCACGTGCTGTCGACGAAAGCGGTGCAGAAGAGCTTGAAGCTACACTCGAAGAACTAATGGAAGAATATCAAGATGCTATTAACGGTGTTAATTTCGTAGTAGACATTGACAAAGTCAAAAGAGATATTCAAAAACGTACTCGTCAGTTTATGAAGAAACGAAAGTAAAATGCTTCCTCTAGTACATCTAAAATATGATTTAGACACTAATAAACTGTTAGAAGATGCAAAAAATGCAAAACTAACATCTAAACCATACACTGATACTAGATACCCTAATCAACAAAAAGACGACTGGCATATTGGTCATTACACTAGCGATAACATTCAAAAAATTATGTTAGATTTTGGCATAGAAGGCAAACCAAGGTTTTATTGGTTAGAGCCCTATGCCACTATTCCAGAACATGTTGATAACGGAACAACTTGCAGTTTAAATTTCATACTATCTAAAGACCCTGCGCCTATAACTATTGAAGGTGTAGACTATACGTACAAACAAGTATTATTAGATACTACACGTATGCACAGTGTTACAAACGGTAATACTGAACGTGTTATGCTAAAAATTAGTATCTTTGATAAATCATTTAAAGAAGTAGCGAGTCTAATTCCAAATGATTATAAATTCTAAAGAAATAATAGAACGTTCTAAAGAAATATTCCTTTCAGACAAAATACAAGCAGATCGCTATTATAATAGCAAAAGTGTATCTGTAAAAGATTATGATAGCTTGCATACGTCATTCTTAACGCCATTAGATATCACCTTTGACCCAAAAAGTGTAGAAGGTTATATTAATTCCTATCGTATGTGGTTTCAGCGTTGGGGCAATACTACACAAGAAAGATATGGCATTGCTCTTGTAAACAAAGACGGAAAGTTAAGAAAAACTGATCCTGTTAACATGAGTTTACAAGAATGGAATCAAAATAATCCTGATAATGTACTAATGGAAATGGATTGTGTTAAGCCTACAGAACTAATGAATGGAATATGCTTTAATAGCCTTAAAATATTTGATAAACACTGGTGCAGGTCCAATATATTAATATGGAAAAATGATGCACACTTTCTCCCGCACATTGATGCTATAAAGCCTACTCCTTGGTTGCGTTTATGGGGGTGTACTAACAATAACGTAGAACTTCGTTATGCAGTAAATGACGAGCTTGTTAAAGTCAAAAACATAGAGCCCGGAAGGCTCTATTTAATTGATACTACAGTAGTACATGATGCACGTAATCTTAGCGATACTAGTATGCAACTATTTCTAAGTGTGCTTCCTAGTGCTTACAACATTATTAGGCAGTTACTGATTTAACTGCTCCTCCAACTTCTACATCAAATTTGAAGTTTGGAATCTCTACTCCGTAAGCCCAGTTTGTTACTATTTCACTAACTTTAGTTTCAGGAATGTCTGTATATGACTTTATAAGATCATCTCCAGAATAAATTTTAAGAGTTACGTAATTCATATTATTTTAATCCTTCTAATCTTGAAGTCATTTCAGAAATATTGTCACTGTTTATTTTTGCAGGTCCTGCAATAGGAGCAAGTTTAAAAGATTTTATCATCAAATCGATGCCTTCATCTTTAGATACTGACCAGTCAGTATCTAAATTTGACACAAACCAGCCTTGACTATCTTTCCAGTAATTTGTCAGCAAGAATAATCCTTTAGGATAAACATTACCGTCAATTGCTGCTAACACACTTTCAAGCGTACTAAAGATGTCATCTAATATTGACAACATAGTTGGTGCGTCAGGGATGTCTCCGTGCATCATCATTGAAAGCATTGATTTTCCAAACTCTGAGTTTGGAGTAGATACTTCAACATATTCCTTTACTCCCGAAGCCGATCTATAAACAGGAGTCTCTATTCTAAAAGTTCCGAGCTGGTCAGCTTTATCTTTTAGGGTATTAAACAATGTCCAGTTGTTTTCATTTGCTGGTCTAATTTTATAACTATTGCCAGAAGATGCATCTACATATTCAAATGCATTAACTTCTGCATTAATGTAACCATTTTGATATCTTGCAAACGCAATCTTTTGAACATATCTTTGCAATTTATTGTCGTAGAATTCTTCAATTTTTTGCTCAGTCCATTCAGAATGCAAGTTCTCTAAATTTGTTTTTCGTATATTTCTCTCAAAATCAGACATTGATTGTTCCTTATTAGGTATTACTATTATTTATCTCAGATCTATTATTGAATGCAAAAGTTTAAAATAAGTAGTACTGTACCCAGGAGAACAAATATATGCCTATATCAGATTTAGATAAACTCAGCCAAGATTGGTGGGAGTATGTCTTAAAAATAGAAACTGACAGAGGAAACATAGAACTACAATGGAAAGACGCTAATGAGCTTGCAAGATGGGCAAATATACAAGGCGGGCTTTATATCAAAGGACAAAAATCTACATTACAGTTATTCTACGAACTATTTCCAAGATGGTGCCAAATGTGGTGGGATCGTAGAAAAGGACAAGGACTTTTTGACCTACCCGACAATGCAAAAATTGTAGACGTAGGTTCTGGAGTAGCGGTACAAGATCTATTACTTGCAAAGTATCTTCCGCAAAGTACATATACACTAGTCGACCGAGAAGGTTTTGAATGGAATGGCACGTGGTACTACGATAAAGATTATCCAGAGTATCATAACTGGGACCCTGTACATGACGGAATTAAAACTTCTGGCATTGATCCAAATAGATTTACTATGCAAGGACCTAACGACGAATGGCCAGATGAAGTAGATGCAGTAACATCATACCTAAGTTGGTGCTGGCACTATCCTAAAGACACTTATTGGCAAAAAGTAATAGATCATTTAAAAGTCGGCGGCAAGTTTGCTGTAGATGTTAGACTACTTCCAGATTCAGATGTAATGGGAGAAATAAATGAAGTTATGAAATCTGAGCCAATTAGTACAATAGAATTTCATGATATACCCAAACATGTAGACGATTATAAACAAGGCAGCAAAAGGCTTGTAGCAGGTTATAGTGCTGTTTGGATTAGAAAAGGATAACAATGAGTACTAGAGATATTTTTCCAGTAACAATATACGAAACTAAATTTGATAATTTTGAAGAAATACAATCTGAAATTATCGAAGCAGTGCGCCCGTTGTTTAATAATAATATTGCAAGTGGTAATCAGTATTTTGACAAAGACGGTAATCCCATATTTGTTAGAACAGAACCAAATCTGCAAGGAGTTGAAGAGCTGAAGCCAGTTACTGATTTTATAGAACATCATGCTAAAGTTTATTGGGAAGCTCTAAACTTAACTAATAAAATCGATCCTTATGTTATGCAAATGTGGGCTAACGATGTTCCGCCGGGCGGATTCACTCCTGCGCACACCCATATTCCTGTTCCTGTAGGCGGTGTGTTTTATGTTGAAGCAGATCCTAAAATGGGTAATTTATATTTGGAAGATCCTTTAGAAACAACTAGAGGACAAATGCCTTACGATCACCAATACAGGCCATATCTTCCTGTTGAAGAAATTAAAGTTGAAACAGGAAAACTTGTTATATTCCCCGGGTGGCTAAGACATCACGTTAGAAGTAATACAAGTGAAAAAAATAGATTAATAATCGGGTTTAATATTGGATCATGGCGCCAGTGGTTACCTAAGCCGTAACCCACTGACCGGCTATGTAATTACCTTTAGAGCCAAAGTTCATTCCTATAATCAAGCGATTAGAATTACTTTTATTTTCTTGAACATAGTGACGCATCCACCCAGGAAACATAATAAAATCACCTGTACTTACGTTTACTTCGTGATGTAAAAATGCCTGTGCTTTATAATCCATAGGCTGACTAACTAGTATGCTTTCTAGAGGATTTTCAAGAACAATGTTTCCCATTTCTTTTTCGGCGTTAACATATAGCACCGCAGTTATAGGCATTGTACCGTGTAAATGACTACGTACACTTCCGCCAGGTGGCTGTTTATTTGCCCACATTTGAATTAGCTTTGGTTCTA